CGGTCACGCCGGAGATGCGGACGACCTTGTTCGTGAGGCGCGACCAGCCGGAAGTGACTTCGACGAAATCGCCGTTCGCCAGGCCGTGGGCGGTCGACGTGGCAACTGCCGGGCTGGCGTTGGTCAGGGCGGTGACGGTGAGAGCCGAGCCGTAGCCCGAAGCGATGGCGACGATTGCGCCGTTAGGAAGCGAGACGGACATGGCGGTGGCCTTTCTTTGAGACGAAAAAAAACCGCCTCAAGGGCGGGTTGCTGACTTGCCCGAAAGGGCGGAAAAGAAATGAAAACGGCCCGCGGGTTAGGCGGGCCGTGATCGGTAAAAGCGAAGGGCTAGCGGTCGGCCCAGATGGAAAAGTCTTGACGGGCGCCAAACAACTTGGTCACCTCGTCGTCCGTTGCTACAAAAGCGCCTTCCGGCCTCGCCTGCAGCGTCGTCGACACCACAAGGGCGGCTTCGATCGCTAGGGCTATGGCGTTCGCGTCGACTTGCGTCGTGCTCCACACGTTGATCTGCATCCGCGCGTTCCGCTTGCTCGGTACGGCGTTGTCCACGAAGACCGGGGCCTCGCCGCCGACCTGTTGGAACGTGATGTAAGGCGTCTGAACGCCGGCCGGCGCGATCGTCGGATAGACGCGGCGCGTGCCATTGGCATTCGTCGGGACCAGCGGCTTCAGCAGGTCGAACAGTGCGGATTCGAGGCTCATGTTTCTTCCGACAGTCGTTGCGCCATGCGAGCCTTGCCTTGCGCGATCGCCTCGTTGATCTTCGAGAAGGCGGGCCGCAGGAACGGATGCGCCGGAGCGCGCGATGTACCGAACTCGATCAGGTGACCGTGCGGCGCCTTCGTCTTGTTCCAGCTAATGCGGTAGGTCTTGTGCGTGTCGCTCGATTTCTCGGGCGAGTAGACCCAATAGATCGCATCAGACAGCTTGCCGGTCTGCCGGCCAAGCCGCGGCGGCGAAGCGTTCAACTTCACCTCGTCATAGATGACCTTGCCCATCGTGGCGGCACCAGAAAACAGAACCTTGTCGGTGACGATCTTTTCGAACTTCGTCAGGTCAACCTCGAGGTCGCCATTGATCTTGGCCTCGACGAAATTACCCATTGCTCGCCCCCTGCTTGCACGCCAGGTCAAGGTAATGCATGCCGGTTGTGTCAGGCAGAACCGACTGGATGTCGTAGACCGTCGAGCCTTCCACGTAACGCATGCCAGCGGTCACGCCGGCCCGATACCGAACGCGGACGCTGCAGTCGGCCACAGACACCGAGGCGCCGGCTTTGACGGCTTCAATGCCACGCAGGAACCGGATGTCAGCCCAATCCGTCGCCACATCCACCCACGTCTGAAGCGGCTGGCCGATTTCATCCTGGCCGGCGCTCAACTCTTGGAGCGTCAGCAGGTGGCGAAGCGTGCCGGCGCGCATCAGAACCCCATGCTGACGCGGTAAGGCATCAGGACAGCGCGCGAACCTTGCGGCAGGCTAGCGACAGTCGCGCCCACTACCGTGTCTTCGCGGTTTTCGAACAGGTGTCCGAGGATCAGGAGCGCGCCCGCGCGAATCATGTCGTCGATCACGGTGCCGGCGCGCGTCTTGCGAGCTTCGATCTGCGCCGCAGCGTAGACGCCTTCCGCGTATTCCACCGCCGCAGCCTGCGCGACCGTGTCCGCGATGTCAGCAGCCGCCTCAATCGCGTCCTCGTAGGCCACGCCTGCAGCAATCAAAGCGGCGGGCACGGCAGCCACGGCAGCATCAAGCGCCGTCTGATCCGCGTACACGTTCCGGTTCAGGAACTGCGCAGCCATCATCTCGGCCGCGTTCAGGTACACCTCGACCTGTGCATCCGGATAGTCCGATGCGACGCGCAGATGCGCCTTCGCAGATGTCAGGTCGATCAGGCTCATTTCTTACCTTTGGAGGGCTTTGCTGCGGGCTTTTCTTCCGGCGCTGCTTCGACGTACTTCGCAACGCCGACGTCAACTAGGTGCTTCGCCATTTCCGGCGACGTGCGCAACAGGTCGCCGGGCGAGAAGCCGCCGATTGCCGAATTGGCGCCGGATGCTGTGAATTCGATTTGTGTTTGCATGGACTGTTTCTCCAGTAAAAAGGCCCGCCGAAGCGAGCCCTTTTGGTTGAGAAGCTGACCGATTAGGCCGGCGACAGCAGACCACCGCGAACGGCAGCAGGCTTCTCGGTAGCCAGAGCCAGACGACGCTCGGCGCGCAGCGTGATCAGGTTCTTGGTGAAGTTGTCCGAGTCGCTGTCCGACATCTCGACCACGACGCCTTCACGGTTGTAGACCATGTAGGCTTCGCCGAACGCGCCGACTTGGAAGCTGCCAGCGGTCATTCCGATGGACTGGATAACCGGCAGACCGAACAGACGCGGCTCGCCACCAGCACCAACGCTGTAAAGCGTCTGGCCGGCTGCAACCGTCATCAGTTCGATTTCCATCGAAGCCCAGTCGGCCGGGTTCAGCACAACAGCGGTCGCCGGGAAGCCGGCAGCGTACAGGTCGCCGATCACCTTGCGGATCAGGGCGAAGCGCTTCAGCGTGGTGGCGGGGAATGCCGTGATGAGGGCTGCGGTGTAGCCGTGGGCGGTGTAGTTGCCGGTATTGAGCGTGCCCGAGATGTTCGGGGGCGTGCCGTTGCCGACGACCAACTGCGTGTCGACCTTCTGGTTCACGCCGTACTTCATACGGGTGTTCACGTAGGCGGCCAGGGCGGTGTTATCCGCGGCAAGCTGCTTCGAGATCTTGATCCAGTGAGCGACCGTCGAGACGGGCATGTTCACCAGCGACCAGGTAAGCGCCGATTCAGCCTTGGCCGAACCTTCTGCGGCTTCCGCTGCAGCGTTCGTGTACGAGGCTTCCTTCGTGAACTCGATGGCGTTCGAAGTGGTCGTGGTCGACGGCAGCAGGGCTTCCATCGAGAACGGCAGGTAGGCACCAGCCACGACGCCAGGCTTGCGATCCGGCGCGACGTTGGCGTCTGCACCGACCAAGGTGTTCTTCACTTCGACGCGCATCTTCTGAGCGCGGCCACCAGCGAAATCGGCGTAACGGTCGGACTTGACCAGTTGGCCGCCCCAGCTTTCGTCGGCCTTGGCTTCCGGCTGTGCGGCGCCCTTCTGTTCGATTTGGGTCAGGCGGTCGGCCAGTTCGCGCTGCTGCACGCCGATGGCGTCGAGGGCGGTCTTGGTGTCGCTCGAGACTTTGCCGAGGGACTTGGCTTCGCCATCGGTCTTTTCAGACATGGCGGCGAGTTTGGCTTCGACGGAATCGAGGGCCTTGAGGATTGCTTCAGACATTTTTTGCCTTTCTATGGGCGTAAAAAAACCGCCTCAAGGGCGGTCGGGTGGTTGCGGGTTTGCGTCAGGCGCCGATCTTGCGCAGTCGCTCAAGAATCAGAGCCGTGGTTTTCGCTTCGGTGTCGTCTTGAGCATCCCGCCCGTCGAAGATCGCCTTTGCGCGGGAAACGATCGCCATCGCCTCCCACTTGCCCAGCCCCGCATCCCGCAGCAGCCGTTCAATGTCTCGCTCGGTCTTGCACTCAGGCAAGAGAGCTTCAAAGTCAATGGATTTCACGCTCGACAGGTCGATGCGCGCGGCGCCATCAGCCGGGAAGACGACCGGCGAGACTTCCATCAGGTTCGACCACTTGTGAATCAAGCGGCCCGCCTTCGTCTCTTCGTAGTCGCCCTTCTTCAGCATGCCGCCGATGGACAGGCCGTCCAACGTGCCGTGCTTCATGGCCGCGCCGACGTCGTTCGCCAAGCCGAGGCCCGGAGTGAGTTCGCCTTCAACGTACAGGCCGTGAGCGTCCTCTTTCGCAAGGGTCCACTTGCCGATTGGCATGTCCCAGGCGTGATTGAAGAACATCTTCGGCGAGCCGGCCTTCAGGGTTTCCTGAAAAGCACCCTTGGCGATCGTGTCGCCGTAGGAATCAACGCCGCCGAAGACGGATGCGTAGCCGGAGAACTTCCCCGAGTCGCCGTCCATCTTCAGGCTCACGTCACTGAGCGATAGAGTCTTGTGCAGAAGCATTGATGCCCCCCTTCGGTTGTTCTTGGCCCAGCTTGTCTAGCGGGAGCAGATTTGATTGCGCGGTAAGGGTGTCGGTGCCCTCGATGTAGGGCCAGCCTTCGACCTGGCGGACCTCTGCGCGCGTCACGATGCCGTTTTGAACGTATGTCGCGTGAAGCTCCGCCCTCTCCTTCGCACTTCCGCGCAGAAGGGCGTCCATGCTGAATTCGGCACTCATAGACGCGCGCTGCTTTGGCGTCATGATCCGCTTACGCACGGCCTGTTCAATGTTCACGACCATCGGGCGGATCGTGAGCTTGTAGAAGAAGCCTTCGACGATGTCGTGATTGCCGTACTGAACGACGCCAGGATGGTTCACCAGCACCGCGGGCACGCCGAACCAGCGGCAGATTTGCTCGACGCCGAAGCGGCGAGTCTCAAGAAGCTGCTGATCCTCGGGCGACAGGCTCAACTGCTGATATTTCATGTTCGCTTCGAGCACCGCCAAGCGCGACATGCTGCCCGAAGACAGTTCGCCGTAGTTCGCGCGGAGCCCTTCGCGCTGCGCCGGGGTCAGGGCCGAGTCGATCATCAAGATCGCGGTCGGCTTTCCGCCATTCCCGAACACCTTCGACGCCGCGGACTGCGCTTTCGCCTGTTCATCGGTCGTCGAGCGCATGAACTCCAGTTTCGCCAGGCCGACAGTGCCGTTGCCAAGGTTCTTCAGGTGCAGAACGTTGGACGCGGCCAAAACAGCAATGTCGCCGTCGATCGTGTACTCGTAGGCCATCGAACCGTCGTCCAACACGAAAGGACGCACCTGATCGGCTGGCATAGGCCACATGGACACCACTTCGCCAGCGATCCGCTCGAGCCGCGCGTAGGCATTCCCGCGCAAATCGTGGTTCATCATCATCGCGCGCCAGAATTCGAACGGCGTCATGCGCGAGTTCGGCGTTTCATGGAGCAGCGTGTACAGGCGAGAGTCGCGGGCCAGGGTCTTCTCGCCGTTCTTCGACTCGTAGGCGAAGTAAGGCAGGCTGGCGATCGTGTTCGCGCGTAGCTCGATGCACGCCCAGACGGCGTCAAGCTGCAGCGCGCCATCCGGCCCGATGTTGGCGACGCCCTCGGTCAGCGTTGTTGCGGGTAGACCGTACTGCTCGCCGCCGCTTTCGGACAAGGCTCCGCCCCATCCAAACCACCGGCTGACAGTTTGAAGGAGTGTTGCCATCAGTAGACGATAGGGTTGTTGATGATGTCGTCG